TCTAGGAGTCTTTTTATGACAAGTGGTACCTTTACGCAGAATCTCCAGCACAAGCCTTCGGGCTTATATTGTAGTTCTGGAAACCGTGTTGGTCTTTATTACTCTAGAAATTGGAGTGGTTCTGACCAGGCCGGTACATACACTCCCAAGAATTCTCTTGGGATCCATACCCCGAAAAGGGGAAGGATGTATGATGATCATGCGTATACAGCCACCATTACCTCCATCTTTGCGGATCAAGTAACTCTGCATCAGTCCGCGTCCTCCACCTGTCAATATGGTGAAGGTATCGGGCTTGGTGCAGGGTCGCTATTGACCGCAGGGACATGGGGAAGTAATGATGATATCGCTCTTCTATCCCGGTTACGGGCGAGGATCGAAGGCTCAACTTTCAATGCCCTGCTTTTCTTGGGCACGGGAGATGAGTCTCTTCGAACCATCTTCGATGGTGCGGTACGTATTCGCAAAGCGCTTACTCAGTTGCATCGGAAGAACTTCTCCGGTGCCGCTAAGGCGCTGACCACTGGCACTCCTCGCGAGAGGGTTGCCTGGTCCTTTCGTCATTCTCACAGCTCCGCGAACGCTAAACGCGCTAGCAGAGATATTAGTGAAAATTGGCTTGAGTTGCAATACGGCTGGCTTCCTTTAGTCTCGGACGTCTATGACGGGGCCAAGTCATTGGCTCAGTTGTTCGACGTTCCTCTAAAGAAGCGTATCCGAGCAAGATATAAACGGGATGTATCCAACTACAATACTTTTGCAGCTGGGTACACTCCGGGCAGTAACTATGCTGTTCTTAAAGGACAGTATATTGCCTATATCTCGGAAGTCAATTCCGTAAGTCTGTTTGGTCTAACTAACCCTGCAGATCTTATTTGGGAGAGACTTCCCTGGAGTTTTGTCGTGGACTGGTTTATACCGATCCAAGACTACCTTCAGGCTCGTGGTCTGGCACAATCAGTGTCGGGCCGATTTGTCAAAACTGTGACTACCCTACAGCGTGTGAAGGGCATGGATTACCATGCTCCTCCTACTGGATACCCCTGGTACTCTGGGTCTTCTTATTATGGGAAGATCATTAAAGTAACCAGGACCGTATCTACTTCGCTGTCGGTTCCCACTCCAGAGTTAAAACCTCTCGGTGTGGTACCAAGTTGGAAACGGTGTTTAAATGCCGTTTCCCTCCTAGTGCAGAAGGTCTTTCATTGATCTTCTGCTTCTACTCCGCTTAGATTTCTAGGCGGGTTTTATCTTACTCCTCTACACAGAGGCATGGGAGATTCTCTACCTTCCATGTAATTTAGGAGACCTGTCAAATGACAGCTATTGCTAACATATCCGTTTATGACGGACAGTCGACCCCTGTGCTTCACACTCTCGTTCCAGTCAGCGTCGCTCGTTCCCCGAATGGGGCCGAGATCGTCGCTGCTTGGCGTGAGAATCTGTCAGGCGTTCCTGTGGATGGCCAGGTTCGAGCCACTGCGAGAATATCGCAGCTCAAATCTGGTGTCTACAAGACAGAGGTTCGCGTTGAAGTACCTGTGATGGAGTCCATAGGTAGCCAAAATGCGGCGGGTTATACAGCGCCGCCTAAGGTAGCTTATGTTGAAACCGTATCTGTAACCGGTTTTCATCATCAGCGCTCGACGCAACAGAACCGCGTAGATGCCCGTTGTATCGCAAAGAACCTGCTTGGCGGTTTAACCACCACTCAGGCCGTTGTGACCGGTGCACCTGCTACGGATCTGTTTGATCTACTAACCCCTCCCACCTAAGATGATTTCAAGGTGGTTGGTAATTGTGCTCTTAGCCACAGTTTTACTTGTGGTTGTGTGTGCCTGCACTATTACTGGTGATGTTAAATACAAAACCAGTGATGGTGTAAAATCGAACCCCGTTCGTCACGAGATAATATCAGATGACATCGGGTCTTCGATGAGCCACTTTGCAAGATTCGTTAAGGATCTTGGTTTGGCGGCGGCATGTCCTTTCGTCATGGACTGTTATAAGGTCCGTGACTGAAGGTTCACTCAATTAACTAGAGGAGAAGTGTAATGGACGAAAAGACTGAACGCTCGTTGGTCGTTGATTCCATCAGGGCTAATCTGAAAAACCTCCAGGATCGTGGTGAACAAATCACCTCGATCACTGAGGATATTCTCGGAACGGCCCCTTTATGGGATCTTCGGTCAATCGAGCGCAAGCTTCAATCCTTAGCGCGTAATCCAATAGCGTAGATCACCCAGGTTCCCTCGCCAGTATTCTCTGGCTTGGTTGCTATCTTCCTCATAAAAAGGAGATCATATGCCTATTCGGCAATGGGATCGTCAAGTTGAACCTGAGACACGTGATGAATTAATCACAGAGTTGTCTCTTTGGCACCTATCCCAAGTTACTAGTCTGTCCTCTTTGGAGATAAAAAATAAGATCTTCGATCTTATTCTCCGGAAAGACATAAAAGGACTAGTTGGGATGGATTTGGACCCCGGTAGCTTCACGAGCGCAATTGACCTTTACAATCTATCCCAGGTCTTGGCCTTTTTCCAAAAGAGAAAGGACCTTGACATTGGTATAGATCGCGAGGCGGTCGCCTATCGGAAGTTTATCGAATCCGAGGAGTCGTGTCGACTAGTTAACGAACGCATCCAGATGTGGAATCGGAAGAAATTCCATTTTTCTCCCGACGTCGACCTTATATTATATAAGGCCGCTCGGAAAATTTCCGCAATTCTGGGTGAAGTTCCGCAACTAGAAGACCTCCGGCCCCGTTTCGGACCAGGTGCTAGTACTCAAATAACAAAAAGACTGGCTTCTGCTCGAGCTAAATTGAGCGAGCCATTTTGTTGTAGCGAGGATCTTCTTCCTATGGCATCATGCCTACTGGAAGAGATGCCCGGCTGGGTCTTCCGCCCGGAAGATCCGGACCGCGCCTTAGTTCCCGTCGTAATTCACGACGCGAAACTATGCTTCGTCCCAAAAAACGCTAAAACCGATAGGGCAATTTGTGTAGAACCTTCGCTTAACTCGATGTGGCAGTTAGCGATAGGTGACTACATTACCCGTCGGTTGAAACGTTTTGGTGTAGACCTCTCCGACCAGACTAGAAATCAGAGTCTGGCTCGTGAGGGATCTATCACGGGCGCTTTAGCAACGCTCGACTTAAGTAGCGCTTCGGATTCTCTATCAAGAGAATTGGTCTTCCACTTGTTAGGTTACGAGTGGGCGACCTTTCTTGATTACTTCCGTTCTGGTTTTGTCCAGTACGGTAAGGTGAGAATGAAGCTCCACAAGTTCAGCTCCATGGGGAATGGTTTTACCTTTCCTCTTGAGAGTCTTATCTTTTATGCTCTTGCTTCTTCGTGTTGCGAGAGTAAAAAGGAACTTGAGAGAACGTCCGTTTACGGTGATGATATTATCATCCCAGTTGAACGTGCGCCTCTGCTTATAAAGGTCCTTTCTGACGTCGGTTTTACAACCAACGAGAAGAAATCCTTTATAGCTGGCCCTTTCCGTGAAAGTTGCGGGAAGGACTACTTAATGGGAATCGATGTTCGACCGTCCTTTCTTAAGGACGGCCTCACCGGTGCTGATGCCTTTGTTCTACATAATTACTATGTTAGAACTTGGCAGCCGGAACCAGCTAAGATCGTCTTTTCGTATATAAGTCCTGACCTAGTTCTTAAAGGTCCGGATGGGTTTGGTGATGGTCATCTCCTTTCTGATGATTGGATCCCGACCCCGAAAGGTCGAAATCTCGGTTGGTGTGGGTATATCTTCGACACCTATACCTACAAGTCTCGGAAAAGTTTCCGAGTTTTGCCAGGTGATCGGGTGTTGCCTCTGTATAGTATCTATATGCGGGAAAATGTACCCGTTGTAGAACGGAACAAGGAGTTCCACTATGCAAAGGATCGTCTCGGAGTTACACTACCCGGGACGCGAGGATATAAACGTATATCGATCTACACACTTAAGAAGTAACGTCATTTGACGTTTCCCGAAAGGGTGGAGCCGTG